ATGACTAATAGCTTCATTATCAAATTCAAACAAACTTAAACCGTGTGCATATACACCAGATTTTTTAATTTGTCTTTTTGGTCCAGATATGTTTTCATCTAATTCTATTAGATTTGTTAAAATTCTACCTATGTTTTTTTCTGCATCTAATGGGTTTTTTTGTACAAATTCTTCTAATAAAAAATTCTCTGTTACTTCTGCTACATCAAAATGTGTACCTGTTATGCTTCCTATACCATTTAATAAATCATCTACAATTTTTTTGTCAAATACTTTAGGGTCCTCTCCTAAAAATTTAACTACATCATCGTATATTTTTAGTAGATTATCTAAATCTTTTATTTCATAATTATTTTTATATATTATTCCTGGGTCATAATAACGTAAATAATTTAGTGACCTTCTTGATACATCTAAGGGAGCTGCTACTGCAGTTGTAGTTGCACCAAGTTCAACAAGTTCTTCTTGTTCCATGGTTATTTTTTACCAGTAAATATCTTTTTATATCTGTTTCTTTTAGCTGCGTGATTAAGAAAAAATAATCTTTTTTGTTCTGCGTTTGACATTTGTTCTACTGGTTTCATTCTGCATCAATCGCATTTAATAAGTCTTGCATACCTATAGACTCTTCTCTTTGTATATCTGTTTTAATCTTAGCTTCTTCCATATCTGCAACTTCTTCTGGTACTTGTGATTCAAACTCTAAATTTCTTCTAGGCACTAATGCTGATAATAAATCTGCTGCGTATTTCTCCATAGGATTTGTAGTAGGAGTCATGCCATCACCTTGTGTTGCAACATTAGGTGTAACAGTTTGTTGTTCTGTCTGACTTACATAACTTTCTACGGTTGTATTAGAAGCAGACTCTAAGTTATCTTCATACTTACCCATAACACTATTAACATATTCTTGTACATTAGGACCAAAACCTTCTATGTTGCCTATGTCACCTACAGAATCTATGCCCATGTTCTTAGCTTTGTTAGCTCTAGCTGGACCTGCATACCATGCGACAGCTACTAAATCCCAGCTGCCATATCTGTTGTAATACTCTGTAAACTTATATGCAGCTACAATATCTTGCATCTCTGGTACTCTCCAGTCTGCACCTTCGTAGCCAGCTTGTTCTGCCCATTTATCCCAGTTAATATCTAATATGCCATATGCACCAAGTGCCTGGACTTTAACTGGATTACCGTCATAACCTATAATTGTTGTTGGTCTATGCTTTAATAAATAATTACCACCAGCATTCTCTTGCTCTTTAATTGATTCCATAAATGCAACTAATTCTTGACTCATGTTATGCTGGTCGTCCTGTCCTAGCGGAGATGCTACTAAGAATAGCACTCCTAGTATTACGTGCCGAATAATTTTCTCCTAACCTATTCTTTTCATTTTCCATTAAAACATCAAACTTCTCTTTCATTCTACTTTGTGGGTCTATTTGTGTCATGCCTTCGTCATCTATTGCTTGTTGTACATTCTCTGCAGCATAGTTGCCATACTCACCAGCAAGTAAATCATCACCAGTAAATGCTGGTTGTGCTTGTGCTACTTGTCCTAGTTCACGAGATTGTGCGTATGCAGCTTCTGCTTCTTTGTATAATTCGTTAGATAATAATTTAAGTTCGTATGGAGATGGGTCTCTGTTTAGTTCCCTGGCATATAATGACTTAACTTGTTGTGCATTAGTTGCTGGGTCTTGTGGTAAAAATACATCGTCATCTGGCATAGTAGGAACTGGATTAGCTACGTATTCTTCTAATACATTCCTCCATGCTGCACCAGATTGTTTCTCATATTCTGTAACACCACCTCTGTTAGCTCTAGCCAATACTGGTGTAAATGCTCTTTGTGTAGCACTATCCCAATCTCCTGGAATAAATCCATCACCAACACTAAGTAACTTGGCATTAATTAAATCTGCTTGTATTGCTGCTATTTGTTCTTCTTCTATTCCAGCAAACAAATTAACTAAATCGTTTTCTGTATAAAAATCTGTAGCTGATTCTCTTGGTGGTAAGTAATTAGCTGGTACACCTATGATTGCATCTTGATTACCAAACAATCCAGTCTGTTCTGCAGCTGCAGCTAATGCAGCATCATCACCAGTTATACCGCTAATATCAGTTCCAGATATAGCAAAGTCAACAATGTATTGTGGTATTCCTGCAGCAATAAGATATTTAGAAGCATCGTCTATAGTATTAGCATTTAATATATCTAGTCTTTGCTCTGTAGTTATACCTATCTTATTCTGTCCTAATGTAGCACTATCATTAACTTGTATAATTAACTGTTCTATTCGGTTAAAAAATTCATCAACTGTCATATAATCCCTTTAATAATTCTATATCCTCTTCTGCTTCTCGTAACTCTCTTTCAAAGATTTCTTTAGCTAACGGTGCAAATTCTGGCTTTGTAACCAATATAGCTTTAATCTTATCTCTTAACAAGGTTCTATATGGTGCTAATTTGTTTGCACGTCTAAATGATGTATCAGAATATGTTTGGTCTATTTTTTTAGTTTCTGCAATTACTTTATCTCTAAGTTGTAAATATTCTTTTAATCCTTCTGCAGCTGGATTACCTACAAGTCTTGGGTCTAACACGTATGTAACTGGATTAACCCAGGTATATAGTTCGTCAATTAAATCATCTATCTCTGGTTTTGTTGGTGTATAGTCTATGCTTCTACCATATCCAGGGTATCTCATAGCTATCTCTGCTTTTTTATTTCTTTTAGCTATGACTGCTTGTTTGTCATTTCTAGTAAGTAAATTGTTTTTCTTTAAAAAGTTTTCATACTCTATGTTGCCAAGCAATATGTTTTTAGACTGTACCCATTGTTCTGGTGTCTTTGGTACTCTATCTCCACTAAGTAATTGTGCATAATAGTTTTCATACATAAATTCTGAATCAGTTTCATCTATAAGGAATGCGTATGTTAAGTCAAACTTTTCTACTAGCTCTGGATTATTTCTCTCCCATACAGCACCATCTTCTGTTACTGGTCTTTTCTTTACAGTCATAGTTCTACCAGTGGCTAATGCAACTGGGTCAAATCCAAATCTATCTGTAAATACTTTTACTGCTGTTGAACTATCTTCTACTGCATTAGATATATTCCAATATTCTTGTGCAAGAGTTTCAAATAAATACATTTGTCCAGTTTTATCTGATATTTCATACTTAGGACTTACAGCACCAGATGGTCCTATTGCTTGTGATAAAGACCTAATAATAAATATTTTTCTTGCGTATTCACCAGCTAACTCTATACCTGCGTTAACACCTTCTGGACTACTATCATCTATTTGTCCTGCATATAACAATGCTTTATATACGTCTATTTGCGTATTACCAAATAATCTTTTAGCTTCTGGTCCACCTATTTCAAAAGCAGTTAACATTTTATTTAACCACGATGGAACTGGTGTCAATCCTTTAATTACTTCTGCTGCGCTATCTACTCTAGGTGGTGCAAAGTCACCAAATATCAATGTCTCTTCCCATTTGCCTGGTCTAAGTAAATCAAAATGTTTGTTTATTAATGAAGCTGGAATAGTTATAGTTGGTCCAAAACCAGGAATAATATTTCCAGCTATGTTAAGTGACTGTGCAAATACAGGTAAATTAACTTTGACACCATTCTCTTCTAAATCTTTAAACATAAATTTCTTTATCATACCCTCACCTGGATAACCAAACAATTCTTCTCCAGTGTTTGGGTCTTTGTAAAAGAAACCTTGTTGTCCTTCATCATCAAATATTGGATTAGGTTTACGTGCAGCTTGAACTAACTGGTCTGCTCTTCTTAAAGGTTTTCCACCTGTCTCTTTTACTAATCTTGCCCATGTAGAAAATATTTCTACGTATGCTTCACCGAATGGGAATATAGCTCTAGTTGCATTACCTAATCTAGTTTTAGTTGTTACATCATATAAAAGTTTTTTAGTTTCTGTAAGCGCATGTGAAGATGCTACTTTATCTATAATTTTTACATCATTTACACCACCAGTAACACCTTTATAAGATTGTAATTTTTTAAGTATTTTCTTTTCTCTACCTGTACCAGTAGCAAGACCTGCATCTTCTGCTAGTTTTATTACTTGTTTTAATGTTTTTTCATTTAAATGTTGACCAAAGTCTCCTACTTTATTCCAATAATGAAACTTAAAAGCTGGCGCACGTGATAGTTTTTTTGTTGGCACTGTCATTAAAAAATTAAACATATCATCTACAAAGTCATCAAGCATTCTTGATTGTCTTGATATAGAATTTTTTAATTCACCACGTGCAGATTCTGGCAATACATCTAAATATTTTTTAACAAATTCTTTTTTCATGTTTTCTTGATTTTTTCTTAGTGTTGTAGTTATAGATGTATATTCATCTGGAGATAGTTCTCCCTTCCAGTATTTATCTAAATTAACATTTTCTAAACCTACTAACTCTTGTGCTGACATGTTTTCATCTGCTAATGCTTTTAATAAATCTTCATTACCGTTTTCATCAATCCAGTTTCTAGCAAGTCTAGGAGAACCTTTAGCAGTAGAAGTAAGAACTTTTCCACCTGTAGCTTGTGCAACTGCAGCATTTACATAATGTACAAACTCTTCAGCTTTAGCTTTACCTGGGTTACTAGAAAATCCTGCACCTTTAAATGCGTGACCTTCTGCACCAGTAACTTTTCTAATGTGTTTATTTAACGCATTACCTTGTGTTTGTGCTTCTTTTATTACTGCAGCAAGTAATTGATTTCGTTTTGCTGCGCTTGGTTCTAATTGTATTTGTGCAAGTCTCCTGGACAATGGGTCAAACTTATGCTGCATAAAGTTTCTAAATGTAGCTTCTCCCCATGCTCTTTTGTTTTCTTGTCTTGTAACAGTTGTAAACTCACCAGTATTACCATAACCTCTTCTTACTGCACTAGGAGTACCAGCACCATTAAGTGTGACATCTATAAACTGTGCATTATCTTCAAAAGTTCCTAATAAAGTATTACTAGATTCTTTTTGTTTACCTATAATTCTTGCAATCATTTGTGCTGGATGTGTAATAACACTTGTAACACCAGAAGTTAACAATCTTATTTGTTCTTCTGCAATAACACGAACTGTCCATGCTGGTCTAAGTAGCACTAATGGTTTAAATAAAGAACCGTAATACCAATCCATAAATCTTGTAACGGTCTCTGCATTATCACTTGCAAATATTTTGCTTCCTATCTTGCCAAAATTTTTATCTAGTGTTTTAGCAGCTCTTATAACTTGTCTAGAGTTAGGTAAAAATATTTCATCTGCTAACTGCACTGCAGTAACTGGGTCAACAAGTTCTGCAACTCCATCTAACTTACCACCTTGTAATTGTCTAAGCACTTGTGTTACTGGTAAGTTTTCTCCAGTAGAATCTATTGCATAACTTCTAACTAAACCTTTTTGTCTTTGTGCAGTGCCAATAAATCTAGCTTGTACTTCTAAACCTTTATCTACTAAATCTGTTTGAAACTTAGTTAGCTTATCTCTACCACCTAATGCTTTTATAACTTGTGGTCTAAATTGACGTTGTATAAAGTTACCTACTAACTTAGCTGTTTCTGTAGGTGCATCTGCAGCATTAAGTGCTTTTATTGCATCTGACATAAACTTATCTCTTACTTTTACTTTTTTAGTTTCTTCTAATCCAGAAGTAGCTAATCTAATAAATCTATTTAACTTAACAAAAGAATCATCTTTGTTTTCTGTAACTAATCTTGTACCGTATGTTCTCTCTAACATACCAGTCATTCTGTTACCTTTTCTTTTAACTGTAGGTAAATTGTTTTGCGTAGCTTCTATAAGTAAATTTTTCTTAACAAGGTTTTCTGTTAGGTCTGCATCTATTTCTTCAAATGACTTACCTTTATTTTTTGCTTTGAACTTATCTAACTCATCGTAAAATTTAAAATCATCTATGTTATTTTTAGATGCAGCAATAATATCTGTTGTTGAGTTTTCCCATAAAAACCTTTTAAATGCTATTCCAGCTTTACCAGCCATAAACTCCTGGACAGTTGGACCAAACACAGTTTTTCTAGCACCTTCAAGTAATCCAACTTCATTAAATTTCTTAGCCATACCAGTTAGATTATCTAACTGTTGAAAAGTTTTTCCTGCTTTACCTACTGCTGAAAAACCTCTAGTTATAGCTACTGTTGGGTCACCGTATATTTGTGCAACAATGTCTAGCGCTCCAGTCATATAGTTATATGCTTTTGTACCTGGTTCTATAATGTCATCAACTAATTTAAATAAAAATCTACCTGGTGTTACGGTAGGTGCTATTCCTGCTTCAGCAAATTTTTCTGCACGTTCACCGACAAATTGGATTTGATTTGCTTTTTTCTTTTGTTCTTCGTATATCTGTACACCTAAAATATTATCTCTAACCCATTCTCTAGCTTCTAGTGGGTCAACACCAGATGCTAATAAGTTTTTATATTCAGATGTTTGTGTTGGGTCAGTGCTGCCTAAAAACCATCCTTGACCTAAATCTATATCTTTACCTGCAGCTTTAGCTGTGTCTATCTCACCAAGTAACGTAGCTTTACTCTTTTGACTTGCTTCTTCGTGAGACATACCTTGTTGTCTGCCTTCTAAATATCTTACACCTCTGGGTAATGCCATCTCCCATAAGTTTTGAAAACCTATAAACGCACCACGTACTGACCTACGTATAGCACTTTTTAATTTACCTTCTCCATCATCTTCTTTTTGTATAGATTCTTTCATAACTATTTGCTGCAGTCTTGGGTCATCTGCTGCAATACCTAATTTGACTGCACCAACTAAAGAACCTTTACTTATTGTTGGATAACGTTTTACTATTGCAGATGCTCTTTGTGCTTGCTCCTGGTCAACAGAAGAAGGTGCTACAGCTTGACTTATAGCTCTTTTAGTTTGTGAATCATCCTGGAATGATGCCGCATCAAATACACTGTACGACATGTTATCTTAATAATCTTGCTAAAAGCGGGTCACCAGTTAAGTCATAAAATTGTTGTATTAAAGATTCTGTAGTATCTATTGGTTCTTGCGCACCTACTCCAGGACCAAAAGGTAAACCATCTTCTACTGGTCTCATAGGTTGGTCTGTACTTCTAAAAACACTTTGTTGTGGTTGTGGTGCTGCAACTGGCATAGGTGTTTCTTCTGGTAAATTTAAATTCTGTACCTCACTATTCAAATCTTTTAGTGGTTCTTTTTCACCATATGTCATTCTTGTTTGGTCTATGTAATTATTAGATGCTGGTTTTACAGCATTATTTCTTTTAGTAATTCTGGTTGCCATCTATATCATCCTCATCTAAATGTATTATTTCTGTTACAAAAAATCTTGATATTATTCTAGGAAACTTATTGAACTGTTGTTTCTTTATAAAATCTTCCATGATAATGTCATCGCCTTCTTCGTCTAGTTCCCATAAACTGTTGTCAACTATATCTTCAAATATCTCGTGCATTATCCTATTCCTAATACTGATTGTATAGAAGGTGCGGGTCCAGGTGGTGTAGGACCCATACCTTCAATCATCGCTGCTTCTTGTTCGGGTATTTCGGGCTTTTCAGCTGTAAAAAATTTATCTAATATTGATTGTTTAGCAGATGGGTTAGCTCTGATTTGTACCACAGCCATAACAGCTTTTTGGTCACCAGCAGATGCTTGTTGTAATAAAGTATCTTCTAATATTTTATCCATCTTTTCTTTTGTAATTCTTTCGTTTACTCTACTTAAATCATCTAAACCGTCTAAGTTTTCTTGTAATGTTTGTGTGTCAATAACACCAGAACTAAGAAGCTGCAGCCCTGTTACAATCTTCTGTGGTTCATCGTAACCAGCCATAGCTCCATAGACTCTTCTAGTCTTATAAGAACTTTGTATGTCTCTCTTTGGTTCGTATGTTTCACTAAAAAATTTATTATCTCTATATCCAGATAGTTCTTTTGTTTGACCACCGTACATGTTTTCATCCCATTCAAGTCTTTTAGAGTCTATCTGTTCTATAGCATCTGCCATTACTGTATGATATTCTCTAATCATAAGTGACATAGATGCACCTAGTTCTTCTAATCCTCTACCAGTAGCAAAACTAAGTGGTGACTGTGAATCGTCTGTTGCAGGATAAGAAGCACCTACACGTAGTTGTCTCTCTATTCTGTCTATCTGTTGGAATAATTGATAAGGTATGTTAGATGCTGGTTTAGAAACTGTGCTACCTGGAGAAAAATAATTAACTGCAAATCTACCTTTTTTATATTGTCCAGATTCTAATTCACCAGTTATGTTTGTTTCTGTAAAGACTGCATCTTCCATCGCAATAATTGACATAACATTAATTTTTGCCATAGAAGCCATAAGTCCTATAATTTGGTCATACTGTCCTTGCATCTGGTCAAAGCTAAATTTCTTAGCTACTACAAAAGATGGACCAGATTTAATTGGGTTAGGAATAAAATCTAATATAGTTCCAGAAGTTAAATGATAAACATAAGTACCTTCTTCGTTATAGTATTCAGATATTAAATCACCTTCGTTATTTGAGTTAGCCCAGGAACCGTTATATGCGTCCTGGTATGCAGAAGCATATCCGCTTGCTACATTAATTACATTTTTTTCTTTTTTAATTTTTTCTGCATATTGTGGATATATTTTAGCTAATGCAGATTTAGGTACTCTACGTACACATGACATTTCTTTAGGTGTTTGGTCTGCACCAAAATACCCTGGAAAACAATTATACGGGTCTCTTAGTTCTGCAATAGGATAAGGTGTGCCGTTAGCATCCTTCTTTTCTTTTATAATCCATGCAGCAAAACCATAACCTGGTAACCATCTACCAACTTGTGGCATCTGTAAATCTAATCTTTGTACATCATCATATGCAGTAATTATTCTTGCAATTTTATCTGCACGTTGTCTTGCACGTTCTGAATCTTTATTGTTAGGTACATCTACTTTTAAATTAGGAATACGTCCTATCTTTTGTGCAAGGTGTTCTAGTCCAGACATCATAAGGTTTGGCATAGGTACTTGCCAGTCCTGGAATCCTTTTACTTGGTCACCTAGTAAAGCTAAAATACCACTAGCACCACCGTTCATAATGGAACGAATACGACCACGCATCGCATGATTCTCTTGATTATCGTAATGTAATTGCGTTATCTTATCTTGTAATTCAGCTGTATTCATATTCCTACCATGGTGCAGAGTTCATGCTACTTACATCAAAATTGCCATAACTTGGTTGGTAATCATATCCCATCTCTGCGATAAACTCCTTTTGTAATCTCCTTACAATCTTTATAGGAAACCAACTAGCCATAACTATATCTGACTTGTAACCCCTGCTACTTGCCTTATTAGCAGCATTTGAAAAATACAAAAGCTGCCTACGATATATATTACTCTTATTTTGTGAATCTGCACTACCATAAGGAAGATTTACTAATCCTTTGTCAAACAACTCACTCATGGACCCAACACCAAAGTACGGGTCAAATTTATTTTTTTGTGTTTGATGTCCTTCTAAGTGTATGCCTTTTGTTGATGTCCATTCTTTTAATTCTCTATCTTGTCTAATAGCACGTTGAAAACCATTCTCTTCTATTATCCAGTGCGAACATTGATACTTTGCATACCATTCTTTTATAGTTTTAAATGCTTGTGGTATGCCACCACCTTTTGTATTTTCTATATCTACCATGTACAACTTGCCAGATTCTACATGATATGCCCATAAGAATGCTGCCTGGTAACCAGTTGCAGCTGGGTCAAGTCCAGCAATAAGTCTTGTACCTGCTGGTACATGACCAATGTTCCTGGAATCATCTCTTGCAGCATCTAAGGAATCTACCTTAAACATTTGCAGCCCTTCTGAAAATGGTCTATTAAGATATACCATCTCAAATATTGCAAGACCACCAGTTGTTTGTGCGTTCCTTCTTTGTGCCATGAGCCACTTATAACTTCTTTTGCTTGACCACAACATATGTTTTTTGTGGTCTTTAGGTTCTCCAGAATCTATAGGAATATCTAAACTATGTGCAGATTCTATTATTTTATGCCATTCGTCATTGTCTATTAAAGAATTATATAAATCATCTGGATGCTGCCTAGAACCAATAACAACTATTGCTGTATGTTCCTCTTTACGTGATGACAATGTTGTAGTCCACCATCTCTTTGTTTGTTCACGTGAACTAGGTTGTATTGTTGTACCGTGGTCCTCAATGTCATCTGCAATAATCAAGTCACAGTCACGTGATAAAATCTTACCACCTTTACCAACAGCAACCATAGTAGGTGATTTAATACCAGTTACAGTTCTTGTCTTAACTGTAAACTGACCAGAACTCCAGGTCTTACCAGTTCTACTCTTTGGTTTAAATGTTTCTCCTGGACCACAAAAATCTTCTATTAATTTTTCATTGTTTTCTAAATGGTCTAGTACAGAACCTACTGCATTCTTTGCAATATCTTCATTACCACCTACCCACATAATTCTGATGTTAGGGTTTTTACATACTTGCCATACTGCAAAGTGTGTAAGTAAATCTGTTTTACCATGTCTAGGTGGTGACAGTATCATAAGTTGCGTACCGTTCTTTATAGATTTTAAAATATTTTTTATCCAGTTTTTGTGAAACTTAGCAGTCTCATATGGTTTACCAGTTTCTGTAAGGAAGTATCTATCTCTAAATTTTTCAAATGATGTAAGTGCATCTTTAGCTTCTTCTGGTATATCCCAACCTTCTCTTGCTTCGGCTACAGCTTTATCTTCTTTATATGCAAGTAACATTCTTGCTACAACACTTTGGTCAACTCCTATATCTTCTGCTACAAATTTTTGTGTAAATTGACCTTCTACTAATTCTGCTGCATAGTTTTCTACGAAATATAAATAGTGTTCACCACGACTAGCACGTGCGTTAGATTCTGTTGCTAGTTTCTTTTCTTCTTTTTTAGCTGCAGTTCTTTGTCTTGCATTAGCAGCTTTAGTGCATTGTATCTTACAATATTTTTGACGACCGTGTTGTTGTTTAAATTTATCTCCACAGTGTGGACAACTTACAGTCTTTAAATTTGCCATGTAGTTCTACTGGTTAGCAGCCCACATGTTGTCAACTAAGTTTGGATATGTTCTTCCAGCTTTTTTAGCTCTAGCTCTTGCTTTAGCTTTTTGTGCAGCTGTAAGTGGTTTAGATTTACCTAATGACTTAGGTCTCTTCTTATCCCATACTTGTTTTTTCTTAGCCATTATTTCCAACTCTTTCTTGCTTTTGATTTAGCAGTTTTAGATAGACTACCATAATGTACAACTACTTTAGATGATTTAGAATGTTTTGCACCAGTATGAATTTGACCATTCATCTTATGTACTTTACCTTTATATTCTTTACCAGTTTTAAAATAGTGTTTAGTTCCTGCTCCCATGTTTACCTACCACATCTTGCAAGACCAATATCTTGCACTTGTTTTATCTTTAGCTGTTGAACATTTATGCCTGGCTCGGAATGAAGCTCTAGCTTTAGGGTTGTCTTTACGAATCTCCATGTTTGGGTCCCCGAACATAACCTTTTTAACTTTGCCGTTACTAGATACAAATACTTTAAATTTTTTTCTACCGTAACCTGGTTCACCTTTTTGTATTCTTGAAGGGCTGTTTAACTTGACCTTCATACCTCGCCATTCAGCCATTATCTTCTCTTCTTTTTACCTTTGTTTTTTTTCATACCTTTTTTATATGAATAACTTTTACCTGGCATCTGTCCTCCTATAATTTAATTATGGCAGAATACATATCGGGTAACAAGTACCCGAACTTTAAAAAGAATACGCAGTATCAGAAAAACCGAACCTGCGTGCATTCTGCTTGTACTACCATCTTATCTCAATATAACAAATATAAATATTGTCATAAACATAAACCTAGAAGTTATCCAAGAATCAAAGGTAGAAATATAGACGAGACAAAACAAAAACCTACTTCGGGCAGGAAGTAGGTTCTCGTTCACGTACAGTATGTCCAATACTGTTTGGTATGAAAGAAAATGAAATTACACAAATCACCTAACCGATGAAAAGCATTTTTTCTTTTCTACTAGATATGGATATTTATTCATATCTAAATCCTGGGACCATCCCAAGATAAATTTATTATATAAAAACTAGCGAGCAAAGCGAGCATAAAAAAAAATTTTTTCTCTAAATTGTTTTAGATTATCCTTTATGATAAAGTTAGCAAACTACAAACAACCAGGAGCAAGTAGCAAGATACAGGTAAAGCGGACATCGGGAGTACAAAAGTCTCACCTTACAGCCAGTAAGACCAACTAGAAAGACAAGTGAGATACCCAAGGTCTAGTGAAACATCCTAGTTCATATTTGAATATATAAAAAAAATAGCCCGCTATATCCCCAAAGAGTTTTAATAAAATAAAAATTATATATGAAATGTAAAGAGTGTAATAACACTTTAAAAGAAATAAATGAAGTCCAGGTAATGTGTGACGCTGCACCAAGTGTATGTACATTATCTACAAAAGTTATAAGCAAACACAATATATAGTACCTTTTTACTAGACATACTATATATAGTAATAAATTGGCATTAACTAACTGTAGTGTTACGAATACGAATACACCCCACGCAAATTGACATTCCCGTTCATTGTCCTATAACATGTATTATGT